CGCGACGCCGTGCGGATGGTCGACGCGTCGCCCGCGCTCGCGCAACGCATTCAGCAATCCGGCGTCCAGCAAGTGCACAACATGGCGTACGGCCTCGGGTTTTTTCGGCCGTTCTCGCGCGAGCAATCCGCCAAGTCGGGCACGCGGCCCCATATGGGATTGATCGACGAATTGCACGAACACCCGAACGGCGACACGGTCAACAAGATCCGCGCGGGCGCGAAAGGGAACCTCGACGCGATGTTCCCCGAGATCACGAATAGCGGATCCGACCGGACGTCGATATGTTTTCAGCATCACGAGCACTCGCGGCACATCCTCGAACAAAGCGTCGTCGACGACCGATGGTTCGCGTACGTGTGCGGCCTCGACGAGGGCGACGACCCGCTCGCCGATGAAACGTGTTGGCCGAAAGCGAACCCGAACCTCGGGATCTCGATTCAACGCGAGTACCTCGTCGATCAAGTCTCGGCGGCGCGCAATATCCCGGGCGAGACGAACACGGTTCTCCGGTTGAATTTTTGCGTGTGGACGGCGCAACACACGCGCGCGATCGATATGGCGCTTTGGCGCGCGTGCGCCGCGCCGCCGCCCGACGCCGAGCTCGTCGGCGTGCCGTGTTACGGTGGCCTCGACCTCGGGCAGTCGGACGACTTCACGGCATGGGTTCGGATCTGGACGCTCGACGACGGCCGCGTCGTGGTCAAGTGTCGATTCTGGTTGCCCGAGGCCGCGATCGAGAAGTACCCGCACCGCAATTACGCCGAGTGGAAGCGGGCCGGTTACTTGACCGTCACCGAGGGGCCGACGACCGATTACGACCGCGTCGAGTTGGCGATCGCGGCCGATTGTGCCCACGACGGGATCCGGTCCGTCGCGTACGACAAACGGTTCGCCGAGCAAATGGCGCAACACCTCGTCGGCCTCGGGATCGAGATGCTCGATCAACCGCAGGGCTTTCAACTCAACGAGGCGATTCGCCGGAAGGGCGAACTCGTCGCCGCGGGTACCTTGTGCCACGGGTCGAACCCGATCCTCGATTGGATGGCGGCGAATTACGTCATTCGGCACGGGTTGCGCGGCGACGCCCGGCCCGACAAGGAAAAGGCCGCCGACAAGATCGACGGGCAAGTCGCGCTCGATATGGCGCTCGGCGTGTGGATCCGCCAACCCGCGACCGTCGCGCCGTCCTACCAAATGATCATCATCGGCGGGCCGCCGTCGTGACGACGCCGCCGAAACGCCGCGGCCGCCCGCGGGTCGATCCGAACGATCGTACTGTGCCCGTGAGTTTTGGGATCCCGTCGAAAGAGTATGCCGATCTCTGTAAAGAAGCGACGCGCGACGGAACGACGGTTCCGGAGATCATCCGGCGCACGTTGCGCCAGCGTGACAACAATCCTAGACGGGGTTGAGTTCGTGCGGTTCTGTCAGGCCCTTGCGGCCGACCGGGCCGGGCGACTTCGACGGCGTCGGCGACTTTTGAAACGTTAAAGTCGACACGTCGACGCGGCGGCCCGCATATTGACCGGCACCATGTTCGATCGCGCGTATGCCGTGTTGCACGTCGCGGCCTTCAACGACGACGCGCGCACGTTCACCGGGATCGCGACGACGCCGACGCCCGACCGGCGCGGCAATGTGTTTGAACCCTCTGGGCTCACGTTTCACAACCCGATCCCGTTGCTCTTTCATCACGACAACGAACGCCCGATCGGCTTCGCCACGCTCGGCACGCCGACGGCCGCGGGCGTGGCGTTCGAGGGGACGATCCCGCGCATCGTCGATCCGGGGCCCCTGCACGATCGAGTCAATGAGGCGTGGCAGTCGATCAAGGCCGGGATCATTCGCGCCGTCTCGATCGGCGTGCGCCCGCACAAAAACGGCGTCGAACCCATCAAAGAGGGCGGGTTACGGTTCACCAAAGGCGAGATCGTCGAACTCTCGCTCGTGACGATCCCGGCGAACGTCGAGGCGACGATCCTTACGATTCAATCCTTCGATACTCCGGCCGCGCCAGGCCCCAACCGATCCGGCGTCGCGGATGTGTTGCCCGTTGTGCGGGCCGGTAGTCCGTCCATGACCATCGCAGAACAGATCACGCAGTTTACGAACACGCGCGCCGTGAAAGCGGCGCGGATGACCGAGCTTATGACGGCCGCCGCGACCGCGAGCGTCACCCTCGACGCCTCACAGACCGAGGAATACGACGGCCTCGCGTTGGAAGTGAAAGCGATCGACGCACACCTCGTGCGCCTACGCGATCAAGAGACGACCAACGCCGCCGCCGCGGTCGCGGTCGGGCCGGTCACGACGATCGTCGCGGGGGCCGCCGCGCGCGGGACCGTGCCGATCATTCAAGTCAAATCGCAACTCCCGAAGGGCACCGCATTTGTGCGGTACTGCCAAGCGATCGCGTACGGCCGCGGCGACACGCTGCGCGCGCGCGAATTTGCGAAGCAATGGAAAGACTCGACGCCCGAGGTCGAACTCGTGTTGAACGCCGCCGTTGCGCCGGGCACGTCGACCGACGCGACGTGGGCCGGGCCCCTCGCGCCGATTCAGCCTCTCGCGACTGAGTTTCTCGAACTCTTGCGCCCCTCGACGATTCTCGGCAAGGTCGGCGGGTTTATCCGCGTGCCGTTCAATGTGTCGGTCCCGGCGCAAACCGGCGGCGGCACGTACGGATGGGTCGGGCAAGGCGCGCCGAAACCCGTCACCAAATTGCAGTTTGGGACCATCACGATCACGATCACGAAGTGCGCCGGGATCATCGTGATCACCGAGGAACTCGCGCGCAACTCGTCGCCGTCGGCCGAGGCGATCATTCAGCAAGACATGATCAACGGGATCGCGCAATTCCTCGACGTGCAATTTATCGATCCCGCGCAAGCCGCGGTCGCGGGCGTCTCGCCGGGCAGCATCACGAACGGCGTCACGCCGATCACGTCGGCGGGCACGACGCCCGCCAACGCGCGCACCGACGTGATCGCGCTCATGAACGCGTTCACGGCGGCCTTGATCCCGATCGCGGGCGCAACGTTGATCATGTCCGAGGCGAACGCGCTCGCGCTCTCGGCGGCGCTGAACCCCCTCGGACAGCCGTTGTGGCCAAATCTGATGATGACGGGCGGCACCGGGCCGCTCGGGATCACCGTGGTCACGAGTCAGTCGGCGGGCAACAACGTCGTGCTCGTGTCGCCCCGGTGCATTCTGTACGCGGATGACGGCGGCGTGACGATCGACGTGTCGCGCGAGGCGTCGGTGCAGATGGATTCCGCGCCCGACAACCCCGCGCTCGCAACGACGGTCCTTACCTCACTCTGGCAAAACAACCTCGTGGGGTTGCGCGCCGAGCGGTTTATTAACTGGAAGAAAGCGCGCACGGGTTGCGTTGCGTACACCGTGCAAACGTACGCCGGATGAAACTCTTAGTGCTCGTTCGGCACACGTTCGACAACCACACGTACGACGTCGGCGACTCGTATGAGGTCGCCGACGATCTCTGTCTCGACGGGTCGCCCGTGACCGTCGCCGAGACGATCATCGGGAACGGCATGGCCCGCCGCGACGACGCGCCCGCGGCCGCGCCTGCGCCGCCCGCGCAGGCCGCGCCGCCCGCGCGCGACGAGACTCCGCCGCCTGCGCCTCCACACGTGACCGCGAGACACCGAAAGGCGTAACCACATGACGGGCACGACTTCAACGATCGTCAACGGGCGCGCGGTCGTGTTTCCGGCGACCGTGTGCGGCCTCGTGTATCACACGACCGACAGCGTCGATCCGCACGCCGAGGGCGACGAATATACCGTCTCGGATCCGGCGTTGTTCGAGACCTTGATCGCGATCGGATTCGTTCACTACGAACCGGCCCCGTGAACGTCTTCGGGTTCAGCATCACGCGCGGGGGCACGCCCTCGACCCAATCGCCGCCGACAACCGGCGTCGGCGGCGGATGGTGGCCCGTCGTGCGCGAGTCGTTCGCGGGCGCGTGGCAACAAAACGTCGACGTCACGCTCGATAGCGTGCTCGCGTACTTCGCCGTCTACGCGTGCATCTCGTTGATTGCGTCCGACATTGGCAAGCTGACCCTGCGCCTCGTCGCGAAAGACGCCGACGGTATTTGGAACGAGACCGACTCGCCCGCGTTCTCGCCCGTGCTCCGCAAGCCGAATCGGTTTCAGACGATCAATAAGTTTATCGAGCAATGGATCATCTCCAAGATGATCAACGGCAACGCGTACATTTTGAAGCAACGCGACAACCGCGGGATCGTCGTTGCGCTCTACGTGCTCAACCCGATGCGCGTGATGCCGCTCGTCGCGCCCGACGGATCCGTGTACTACAACGTCGGATCGGATTACCTCTCCGACGTGCCGTTCGGCGCGCCCGCCGTCCCGGCGAGCGAGATCATTCACGACACGATGGTGACGCTCTTCCATCCGCTCGTCGGCGTGACGCCGATCTATGCGTGCGGCCTCGCCGCGACGCAAGGGTTACAGATCCAAACGACGTCGACAAAGTTTTTCGGCGCGGGCAGTCGCCCGGGCGGCGTGTTGACCGCGCCCGGCGCGATCTCGGACGAGACCGCGGCCCGCCTCAAGACGCAATGGGAAGCGAATTACGGCGGCGACAACATCGGCCGCGTGGCCGTCGTCGGCGACGGGTTGCACTACGAATCCATGATGATCAAGGCCGACGACGCGCAATTGATCGAACAACTCAAATGGACGGCGGAAAACGTGTGCTCGTGCTACCACGTCCCGCCGTACATGATCAACGTCGGCCCGACCCCGCCGTACGCCAACGTCGAACCCGTCTTTCAGCAGTACTACGCGCAGTGTTTGCAATCGTTGCTCACGAACCTCGAAAAGTCGCTCGACGACGGCCTCGGGTTGATCGACAAGATCAACGGCACACAGTACGGGACCGAGTTCGACATCGACGATTTGATCTGGATGGACACCGCGACGAAAACGAAGGCCGCGGGCGATGCGATCTCGACCGGGGGCATGGCCCCCAACGAGGCGCGCAAACGCTACTACGGCCTCGGCCCCGTCGAGGGCGGCGATACGCCGTACATGCAACAGCAGATGTACTCGATCGCGGCGCTCGCCAAGCGCGACGCGAACGACCCATTCAGTAAACCGACGCCCGCGCCGACCGCGACCGCCCCGCAAGAGACGCCGCCGCCGCCGCCCGACGACGGCACGAAAGATCTCGACGCGCTCGTCGCGTTGTTCGCGGCCGAATTGGAGCGCGCGGCGTGACCGCCGACGAGATGAAAACCCTCGTGCTCGCCCTCGCGCCGACCGTGCGCGATTACGTCGCGCGCAAGGCCGCCGACGTCGTCGTCCCGCTCGTCGAGCGTCTCGCCGCCTTAGAGGCCCGCCCGGCCCCGCGAGACGGCCGCGACGGCCGCGACGGGGCGAACGGCGTCGACGGGGCCCCCGGCGCGGCGGGCCTCGACGGTCTCGGGTTCGGGCACTTGGAGATCTTGCACGACGGCGAGCGACGGATCACCGTGCGCGCCGTCGACGGCGACCGCGTGAACGAGCTCGGGGTCGTCGTGTTCCCCTGCGAGATCTATCGCGACGTGTGGGTCGCCGCCAAGACGTACGAGCGCGGCGACTGTGTGACGTGGTCGGGATCGGAGTGGCACGCCAACACGACGACGACCGCAAAACCCGGCGACGGGTCGGCCGCGTGGACGTTGAAAGTCAAACGCGGCCGCGACGGGCGCGACGCGACGAGCGCGATCGGAGCGCGTCACTGATGGCCGTGACCCTCGCGCAGGCGCAACAGCATTTGTACCTCGTGCCCGGCGACACGAACGCCGACACCGATCTCGCGATGAAACTCGCGCAGGCGAACGCAATCATTCAGGATTACCTGAAAGCGACGAGTAACCCGGTCGACAACCCGCTCGTCGACGCCGCCGTGTTGCTGCAACTCGGCGAGTTGTGGCGATTCCGCGGCGACGATCCGTCGAGCACGAGCGCGTCGACGACGCCGGGCGATCTTCACCCCACGATCACCAACCTCTTACGCCGGTTGCGGGATCCGGCCCTCGCATGAGTCCCGGCCTCTCGGCCCTACTCGACCGGATGCCCGCGGGGCGGCGGACCCATTGGGTCACCTTACAGAACCCGGGGCCGACGACCCCAGACGGCGACGGCGGATATCTCGAAACGTGGGTCGATCTCGTTCCGCCCGGCGTGTACGCCGCGATCGAACCCGCGAGTAAACGCGGGTACGAATACCTCGCGGCGGGAACCGTCCTCGCGACGGCGACCCATGTCGTCACGATCTCGTACCACGACCAGATCACGACGAAAACGCGGATCACGTTCAACGGGCGCGCGCTCGACGTGATCAACCGCCTCAATCCCGACGAACGCAATATCGAACTCGTGCTCGTGTGCGCCGAGGTCGTCACGTAGTGGCCGCCGTGACGATTACCGGCCTCGACGAGCTCCGCGAGCAATTGCGGAACCTGCCCGCCGAGTTGACCGCCGAGGCCTCGAACATCGTCCTCGCCGCGGCGAACGGGGCCGAGGCCGACATCCTCGCCGAGTATCCGCCAGGGACGCTGCGCGAGTCGCTCTCGGTCACGCCCAAGGACACGGGCGGCCCGTTCGCCGCGGGCGTCACGCTCAAAAACACGTCAAAACTTGCGTTTTGGTGGGACAACGGCACCGAGGCCCGGCACTACTTCACGGCCTCGGGCGTACGCCATTCGACCGGCGCGATGTGGGGCCGACAACCCGCGCCGCATACGTTCGTGCGGAACGCGATCAAAGCGCGCCGCGATGTGATGTACCCGCAATTGATCCGGATGCTCGTGCAAGCGGGCCTCGTGGTCTCGGGGTCGATCGATGAGTGACACGTCCGACCTCGACGCGGCGATCGTGACGTTGTTGCAAAACGACGCGACCTTACACGCGCTCGCGCCCGACGGCGTGTACTTCGCCGAGGCCCCGCCCGGCCTGCAACAATTCGTGATCGTGTCGGTCGTCGACCACGCCGACGAGGACGTGTTTCAGGGGCGCGCGTTCGAGAGCGCGCTCTATATGGTGAAGGCCGTCGAACTCTCTACGGTCACGACGAAAAACATTAAGTCCGCGGCGGCGCGCCTCGACGCGTTGTTGCGGCGGGCGATCGTGCCCGCAACTGGGTACGTCGAGGTCGCGACGGCGCGCGAGGGCGGATGGCAACACGCCGTCGAGGTCGACGCGATCAACACGTCGATCCGCTGGCACCATCGCGGCGCGAATTATCGGATCACGGGCACGAACTAACAGAGGGGAACGCTATGTCGATCAAAACCGGCCGGTACGGCAAAGTCGAATGGGATCCGACAGGGGGATCGACGCTCGCCGCCCTGATTGCGATCAATGGGTGGAAGCTCTCGCAAAAAACGAATTACGAGGACGTCACCTGTTTCCAAGATCCAAACCTCGTCTATGTGCCGGGCCTGAAAGACGTGTCCGGGACGCTGGTAGGGTTTTGGGATTCGTCGAACACGGAGATCTTTGAGGCGGTCGACTCGCCGACGCCGGGCATGTTGCAACTCATGCCGAACTCGACCGAGGCGCTCGTGTTTTGGGAGGGGTTGGCGTACCTCGACGCCGATATCGATTGCACCGTGAAGGGCGCGCCGAAAGTGTCGTCGACGTTCAAGGCCGCGGCCGCGTGGACGCCGCCGCCCGCGGCCCCGTAAGCGCGCGAGGGGCATACGGGCGTCTTTCAACGCGTCCACTTGCGCGGCGACGCGGCGACGATCCGGTTTGGGTACCACGACGCCGCGACGCTCGGCGCGTGGTCGATCGCGTGGCACACACCGGACGGGAAACACGATGGCGCGTGGCGACTCTCGGCCGTGATCGTCACGCGCGATCCGTTCTCGCTCCGGCAACGCCCGCTCGAATTTTCAGCGGCGCGCCCGGGCCGTATGGGGTTGTGGTGCTGGCCCCTGAAAACCGACTCGATCCAGATCGGCGACCGCCACATGATCGCGACGCTCGGCCCGCCGCTCTACTGAAAGGGTTCCTATGTCGATCCGGTTTGTGCGCCCCGAGACCGTCGTGCTCACGTTGTCGGGCGGCGATACCTTGATCGTCAAGCGGCGATTGACCGCGGGCGAGCAACGCGCGCAACTCGGGCGCGCCTACACGACGACGACGACCGGCCTCTCGCAACTGAATTTCATGGAGACCGGGATCGCGTTGATCACGGCGTACCTCATTGACTGGACGACGAGCGACCCCGACGCCGCCCTCGTGCCGATCCGCGGGTTGTCGGTCGACGAGGTCATGGCCGTGCTCAATAACCTCGACCCGGCGTCGTTCACCGAGATCAAGGAAGCGATCGAGGCGCACGTCGCCGCGCAGGACGCCGCCCGCGCCGCCGAAAAAAAAACCCCCGCTGGCGCGACGCCCGCGCCGCCGACCTCTCGATCGCCGTCCGTTGCGGATGGCGCGTCGAGTGGGTCCGAGATCTTGACCCTGACGACTACGTGATCCTCATGGAACTCCTGACCCCCAAACCCGACGACGCGATCGAGATGCCCGAGTACGAAACGTAAACATGGCCCTCTCCGCGCAATTCGTCGCCGACTTCTCGTCGTTTAATGACGCCGTCGCGGGCGCGACGACGAAATTGATCACGTTCGAGGGCGACGCCGGGAAAGTCGCGACGGCGCTCGGGCGCATGGAAAACGCGTACTCGGGCAAGGCGATGATCCAAAACGCGACCGAGGCGGTCGCGGCCGTCGAGCGTCTCGGCGGCGCGTCGGTTCTCACGGCCGACGAACTCGCCAAGGTCGGCAATCAGGCCGCGCAGGCCGCCGAGAAAATGCGCGCGATGGGGATCGACGTTCCCGAAAAACTGCAACAGTACGCCGACGCGGCCGCGACCGCCGACGATAAAACGAAATCGCTCTCGGTCTCGGTGGTCGACATGGTCAAGGCGTACGTCTCGGCCGAGGCGATCCTCGAAGCACTCAAAACCGCGTGGTCGCTGCTCACCGATCAAGTGACCGAGTCGATCCATGCGGCGGCCGAGGCCGAAAAAACCCACGTCCAAATGGTCGCCGCGCTGCAAGCGCAAGGGACCGCGATCCCGAGCGTCATCGCGGCCTTCGACGGGTACGCCGAGGCGTTGCAACAAACGACCGTGTACCAACACGACGCCCTCGAAGGATCGATCGCGTTGCTCGTGCAAGTCGGCGGCGTCATGCCAAAAGACATGGAACGCGCGCTCGAAGCGACGACGAACCTCGCCTCGGGCCTCGGGATTGATCTGCAATCCGCAACGATGATGGTTGCCAAGGCGGCCGAGGGGAATACGACTGCGTTGCATCGATCGGGCG